AAAAATGGCTAATCAGCTTCTTAAATTAAAGCGTAAGCAAAAGCAAGACAGGGAGCAGCAGATGCAAATGCAGCAGCAAGAAATGCAAGCTCAAATGCAAATGCAACAACAGCAGGCAGCGGCTCAGCAAGCTATGGATATTCAGCAACAAGAAAGTGCTGTTAAAATGGAATTGATAACAGTTGAGAATCAAATGCAAATGCAAAAAATGCAAATGGAGGCGCAGCTAAAACAAAAGCTTATGGCTGAAGAGTTTAGTTACCAAATGCAGCTTAAGGGCATGGAGCAATCTCAAATAGACAGTAGAGAAAAAAATAGAGAAGCAGAAAAAAATAAAAGAATAAATCAACAATCTACAAATCAATCAAAAATGATTGAGCAAAGAAAAAGAAATTTACCTTCAATTAATTTCGAATCTAACGAAGATAGTTTAGATGGATTTGACTTGTCTGAGTTTAACCCAAGATAATATGTCTACGGTAAAGACAAGCCAAAATAAATAAATAAATAAATATTAACTTTGTAAAAAATAAAATCAAATGGAATTTAAAGTAAAAGAAGTATCAAAGGAAGAAAAATCTCGTGTTGAAGTAGAAAACGAATTACTAAAAAAACACGAAGAAAAGTTTGAAGATTCTAATGTTAAAGAAGATCCTCAAACTGAAAAAATAAATTTAAGTGAAGATAACCCTTCACCGGTTGAAAATAATTCAACTGAAGAACAAAAAACTCCCTCATCAGAGTTAAATGATGAAGACGTTCTTTCATATATTAAAAATAGATATGATAAAGACATAAATTCTGTTGATGAACTTTTTGCGGAAAAAGAGGCAAATGAACCATTACCAGAAGATGTGTCGGCGTATTTTAAGTATAAGCAGGAAACCGGACGAGGAATCGAAGACTTTTATAAATTGCAAAAAGACATAGATTCAATGGACGAAAATGCTATACTATCTGATTATTATAGCATGACCGAAGACGGTTTAGATGCTATAGATATTCAAGATATTATTGAGGATAAATTTAGTTTTGACGAAGATTTAGATGATCCTAAAGATATTAAGAAAATCAAATTAGATAAAAAAAGAGAACTTGCGAAAGCAAAAAAGTTTTTAAATGAATACAAAGATAAGTATAAAGCTCCGCTTGAGTCAAGTGGGGGTGGACTTTCTGAGGATCAAGAGAAAAATCTTAGTGCTTATAAGAGTTACATTGAGGAATCCAAAAACGCGGAGGAAAGGCAGAAAAAAACGTACAATTATTTTTTAGACAAAACAAATAAATTGTTTAACAGTGATTTCAAAGGTTTTGAATTTGATGTGTCTGATAATAAAATGTTGTTTAAGCCTGGTACAAATGAAGAGTTAAAAAATATTCAATCTAACATTAACAATTTCGTTAATAAATTTTTGGATAAAGATGGATTAATGGCTGATGCTGCTGGTTATCACAAAGCACTTTCAGTCGCTATGAATCCAGATAAATTCGCTCAACATTTTTACGAACAAGGGAAGGCTGACGCTGTGGATAATGTTTCTAGAAAATCTAAAAACATAAACATGGATGTTAGAAAATCATCTCAAGCCGTTACAAAAGACGGAATGAGAATTAGACCAATGGCTAACACTAGCCGAAACGATGGAAGAGGACTCAAAATTAGAAGTATTAAAAAAAGTTAAACAATTAAAAATTAAAAAATGGCAGTAAATTTGACACCAGGATTTGACTTGCAGCCAAGTGCGCAGCAAACTCCTCTAGCAACAAACTACATTAACAACTTTGATTTCTTGAATCAGTACCTACCAGATACTTATGAAAAGGAATTTGAGCGTTATGGAAACCGATCAGTAGCATCATTCTTAAGAATGGTAGGCGCTGAAATGCCTTCTAACTCTGACCTTATTAAATGGGCTGAGCAAGGAAGATTACACACTAAATATCAAAACTGTGAGTCAGCTCAAGGAGCTGGAGCTGTTGATGGCACATGGACTATTCCAGGAGTTGGAGCAGCACCAGGCGCAGGAGCAAACAACCCAGCAAACTTTAACCCACAGTTAAATGCTAACTCTGGAATTTTAGCTTCATTGAGAGTTGGACAAACAGTTATGATTTCAGACAACACACCAGGATCTACTTTACAAAACAAAGCGATTGTAAAAGTAGCTCCAACCCCAGCAGCACCAGGGACTTTTACAGTAGCTTATTATGAAGCAGCTGGACAAGCAATGGCGGCAGCAACATCATGTGATATCTTTATCTATGGTTCTGAATTTGCAAAAGGAACTAATGGAATGGTAGGATCTAACGAAGCTGATGACTTTATTTTCGACAACAAGCCAATTATTATCAAAGACAAATACAGTGTTTCTGGTTCTGATATGGCTCAGATCGGATGGATTGAAGTGACTGGCGAAGACGGAGTAAGTGGATACTTATGGTATTTAAAGTCTGAACACGATACAAGACTACGTTTTGAAGATTACCTAGAAACAGCAATGGTTGAAGCAGTTCCTGCTGAAGCGGCTTCTGGCGCAGCAGACTTCTTACAAGGAGTAGGTGTTGGTGCTGGTGCAGCTAACCTTTCTGGTTCTGACGGTATTTTCTACAGTGTGTCTACAAGAGGAAATGTATTCGGAGGTGGAAACCCAGTTGCATTATCTCAATTTGACCAAGTAATTCAGCGTCTTGATAAGCAAGGTGCTATTGAGGAAAATGTGATTTTTGTTAACAGACAATTTTCATTTGACATTGATGATATGTTAGCTCAGCAAAATTCTTATGGAGCTGGAGGAACATCTTATGGATTGTTTGATAATGACAAAGACATGGCCTTGAATTTAGGATTTACAGGATTCCGTAGAGGATATGACTTTTACAAGTCTGACTGGAAATACTTAAATGACCCAACAATGCGTGGTGGTCTTGAAGCAGGTGCAATCAATGGACTATTAGTTCCAGCTGGTTCTACAACTGTATATGATCAAATCTTAGGTAAGAATGCTAAGCGTCCTTTCCTTCATGTTCGATACAGAGCTTCTGAAACTGAAGATAGACGTTACAAAACTTGGATTACTGGTTCAGCTGGTGGTGCAAGAACTACAGACCTTGATGCTATGGAAGTAAACTTCCTATCTGAAAGAGCTGTATGTACTTTAGGTGCAAACAACTTCTTCTTATTCCAAGATGCATAATAAGTAGTAATATTTACCCTCGTTGTAATGACGAGGGTAATTATTTTTTAAATTAAATTAAATTTTATTATAATGAAAAATCAAAAAAAAACATACCAGAATAAAGCCTATAGGCTTTTAAAAGACCATCAGCCACTTTCTTATATGCTGGCTTCTAGACACTCATCTAGATCTCCTTTATTATACTTTGACGAAGAACAGGGAATAAACAGACCTTTACGATATGCAAGAAATCAAAAATCTCCTTTCGAGGATGAGCAAGATGGAAATGCTATATTAGAGCCAATAGTTTTTGAAGATGGGATGTTAATGGTTGAGAAACAAAACCAAGCTTTACAACAATTCTTACATTATCACCCTAGTAACGGAATGGTATTCGAAGAAATTAACAGCGAAAGAGATGCTGCTGAAGAATTAGAGTGGGTAGAGTTAGAGCTTGAGGCTCAGCTTGAAGCTAAAAAAATAACAAAAGATGTTGCTAGATTAACTTCAGTTTGTAGAGTTTTAATGGGTAATGGTGTAGATAAAATGACTGTTCCAGAATTAAAAAGAGATATTCTTTTATACGCAAAAAATAGACCGGAGGATTTTATAGACACTATAAATGATCCTATGTTAGAATTAATGGATACAGTTCATCAATTTTTTATGTCTGGATTTATTTCTTTTAGAAACGGAAACAAAGATGTTTATTACAACTTACCTAATAATAAAAAGAAAATGCTAACTATTCCTTACGGTGAAGACCCTAATTATATTATAGGTTCTTTTTTACAATCCGACGAAGGGCTTGAGGTTTATAAATTATTAAAAAATAAACTAAAGAATAGTAATAAATAAACTAACCAACAAGAATAAGCTGCCTAAAAAGGCGGCTTTTTTTTTGCTATCTTTGTTACGAGAATAATCTCATATAACATTTATTTTTTTTTATAACGATGGAAAAATTTTTAAAAATCAGTCTAAGTGATGCCTACCACTTAATTCCAATTAAAAACATTCTTGGAGTAGAAGTAGGAGCGAACACAAAAGTTAACATTCTTTACAATGCAGTAGGTCACAGAGCTACTGGAGCTTCTGAGGTTTTAGGAGTAGAAATTGTTGCCACTACGGCAGCCGACGCAGCTAAGACTAAAGAGCAGTTAAACAGTATTGTAGACGCTATTGAAATGGCTTTACAAACAAGTTGGACAAATCCGTTTTATGTTCTTCAACCAAAATATGTTATCACAGCTGTGAACCAAATTGAAGTTGAGTATTCTGCATAAGCAAAATTTACTAACAAAATTAAGAGAGGTTACAAAAAAAAGTAGCCTCTTTTTTTTTTGCTATCTTTGTAAAAACAAGAAGTTATGCCTATAAATGATGTAAGGAATACGGTGTTAGCTATTGCTAATAAAAACAACTATGGATATATTTCTCCTCAAGATTTTAACCTGTATGCTAAACAGGCTCAGCTTGATATGTTTGAGAATTATTTTTACCAGTATAATAATCAATTAACTCAAGAAAACCTAAGACAGTCTGGAACTGGATATGCTGACATAACTAAAGGGCTTGCTGAAGTTATTGATACATTTTATGTACTAGGGCCTTTATTAAACACCGCTACAACACCGCAGGGCGGTATTCTAACTAATTTTTATACTTTACCAGCAGACTATTATTTAATTAATAAAATGATGGTATATACAAAAGAGTTAGCGGCAGGAACTACAACATCAATAAATGGTGCATCTTTGGCTGTGAACGACACTACGGCAGATTTTATTGCAGCAGGAGTATCGCCTGGAGATATAGTTTCTACTATTACAGGAGGAGTGGTTTATAATACAGTAATTTCTCAAGTTGTTAGCGCAACTAATCTTTTGGTTTTTCCAACGACTGGTGCGCTGGTGTGGAATGCTGTGGGAAAAACATATAATATATATTCTGCAAATGATATTGTAGATGCTGAAAGAGTATCTCAAGCTAAAATAACTTTGTTGAATAACTCTATACTAACACAACCAACTATTGATTACCCTGCATATACTCAAGATGCATTAGTTGCTCAAGCGTATCCTAACAGTGTAAATAAAATAGGTCAGTTTACTTCTCAGTACGTCAGATATCCTCTTGACCCTAACTGGACATATGCTTCATTAGTAGCAGGAGAGCCTTTGTTTGACCCTACTCAAGCTGATTATCAAGATTTTGAATTACCTTTATCTGATGAGCCTACATTGGTTTATAAGATATGTCAATTTATAGGAATAGAAATAAGAGAGCAAGATGTTTACGATTTTGGAAAAGACCAAGAGGTTTTAGAAAATGCTCAGCAACAATAAAAAATAAACTATGGCTTACATTACAGATTACGCATATTATCAAAATTCTGGAAACAATCCAAATGATCAAAACTGGGGTTCTTATCAGTATGTTTCACTGTCAGATATAGTTAACAATTTTATGTTAATGTATCAAGGGAATCACGAATTGATAAACAATATAAATCGTTATCAAGTTTTATTTCACGCAAAAAGAGGAATACAGGAACTAAACTATGACGCAATGAAGGAAATAAAAATCCTTCAATTAGACGTTACTAATCAATTAAGGTTTGTTTTACCTCAAGACTATGTTAATTGGGTTAGAATATCTCAGTTTGTGGACGGTGTATTAAAACCTTTAACTGAAAACATACAAACCACTTGGAGTAATGCTTATTTGCAAGACAATGATTCTAATATTTTATTTGACCAAGACGGAAATGTGCTTAGACCACAGGATTCGGAGTTGGATTTAAGCTCTATGTCTGCAACAGGGCGTAGTATATATTTAAATGAAAACAGCCCTTATAATGGAGCTGAGGGGTGGTGTATAGATGGATGTTGGTATTTTGATTACGCGATTGGATCTCGATTTGGATTAAACACAGAAACTGCAAATTCTAATCCTACGTTTAGTATTAATAAGCAAGCTGGAGTTATTAATTTTAGCAATATGCTTGCGTCTTCTTCAGTTGTTTTAGAATATGTTTCTGACGGAATGGAGAATGGGAATAACAGTGATATAAAACTTAATAAATTATTTGAAGAATATATATATGCTTATATAAAATTTTCTATATTAAATTCAAGAATAGGAGTTACTGAATACGTTATAAATAGAGCTAGAAAAGATAAGTCATCCCTTTTAAGAAATGCAAAATTAAGATTAAGTAATATACACCCAGGCCGATTATTAATGAATATGAGAGGTCAAAATAAGTGGATAAAATAATATGGCAATAACTACTACAAACTTTGTGGCAGGAAGAATGAACAAGTCTATTGACGAAAGACTTCTTCCGCCTGGAGAATATATAGACGCGATGAATGTTCGCTTGGGAGCTACTGAAACAACAGAGATTGGAGCGGTAGAAAACTCTATAGGTAATGAGCAACTAACTACTTTACAGTTTGCCGGTCAGCCTTTATCTTCTAGTGCAACTTGTATTGGAGCTTTCCAGGATGGTCAAAATGAAACCGTATATTGGTTTGTTCACGACCCTGCAAATACAGTTTTTCAAAAGTTCCCAGTGGTAGACTTAATAGTGTCTTTTAATACTGCAAGCCAAATTATTCAATATCATGTTATATCTACAAGTGTTTTAAATTTTAATCCAGAATATTTAGTAACTGGTGTAAATTTAGTAGAGGCTAAGTTTTTATATTTCACAGATGACTACAACGCTCCTAGATTTATAGATGTAACAAAAAGCTATCCTTATCCAGATCAAAATGGAGCTGACCAAATAGTAGATGAAGATATAAACGTAATACTTAAACCGCCTGGGTTTGAAGATGTGGTAGGAACAAATGTGCCTTTACCTGTACCTGGTGTAGAGTTAATAACTCTACCTGGAGAAGAAAATTATATGAAAGAAAGATTTATATGTTTTGCATATAGATACAGATATTCAAATGGAGGATACAGTGCTACCTCCTTGTTTACCGAACCGGCTTTTGCTACTTCAGATTTTGTATTTGATACCAGAAACTACATAAATGCAGGTATGGTAAATAGATTTAATGGAGCGATAATTAGCTTTAGTACCGGTAGTAAAAGAGTTACTGAAATTGACTTACTATATAAAGACACAACGTCTAATGTTATATATGTTATTGAAAGATTTAAAAAAGAAGACTACGGTTGGGCTGATAACACTCAAAGAACATATACTTTTACAAATAGTAAAATATATACAGTATTAGGTAATGATGAACTTTTAAGGCTGTATGATAATGTGCCTAGGTTTGCAAAAGCTCAAACCATGATGGGTAACAGGTTGATATATGGTAATTATGTGGACGGATATAATTTTACAAGAAATTCAGCTGATGGCCCAAATATATCTTTAGATTATAGCACGAGCTATTTACCTCTTAATATTGAATTTCAAGAATTACCCTTTGGTACTCCTGGAGATGGAGAAACATATACAATTTCTGGCAGCAATGTTAGCATAGAAAATTGTAAGGTAACAATAGACTTAGCGGAGATAGAAAGTAAGTTAAAAGCCTCTTCAACTATTCAGTTTAACATAAGAATTGAACATGCTGAGCTTACAGTGGATGACTCTTCTACTGATTGCTGGGATGCTAATCAAGAGTTTTCTAATGGAGTTATTGACTTAACTTTTTCAATGGTTTTAGACCAGGATTATCAAACCGTATATGACTTGTGTTCATCAGCATTATTTTTAGATGCGGTTGGTACAGGTACGTTGGCAGAGGGAAGGTTTAATCCTTTAGCAACTGCTGACCAAGGGAGTTCATTTACCGATATATTTAATAATGAATTAAGCTCTCCAGCTTTAGAGTGTACGTTTAGCAAGTTTAATAGTAGTATAACCGACACAACTCAGCAACAAGGAATTGCACTTACTGGAGTGTCGCCAGGAAGCACTACGTTTGAGTTGCAGCTTATTGCAATGAATTATAGAGCTACAGATCAAACTCAAACCCCTCCGGTGGTGACTAACATTTTTGAATATTTCAGATTTGTAATGGTTGAAACTTCATTTACTTCTGATATAGACACCTCTAGCTTGCATAGTAATAGAGATTTTGAAACAGGCATAGTGTATATGGATGAGTACGCTAGAGCATCTACAGTTTTGGTTTCTGAGTACAATACAGTTTACATATCTCCAGCCAATTCAGTAAACGTAAATAAGATTCAAGTTCAACTAAGCAGTCTACCTCCTTACTGGGCTAGTAAATATAAATTTGTTGTAAAACCAAGTTTAGGTACTTATAACACTATATTTAGCAACTTTTATTATGTTAGACCTTCTGATAATATGATATTTTTTAAGTTAGAAGGTGATAACGCTAATAAGGTTGAAAAAGGAGAAACCTTAATTGTTAAAGCAGATGTTGACGGCCCTTTAACAAGAGTTGAAAAAGTAAAGGTTTTAGAAGTAGCTCCTCAGTCTACAGACTTTTTAAAAGATGCTGGTGAGGCTGGTTTTGATGAAAGCAGTCAGTTATCTGGTTTATACATGGAGGTTAAAAATCAAAACTTTAATGTAACTATACCAGATGACTCTGTCGTGGAGTTTGGAAACCAAAAGGCCGGAGCTGGTAGCACCTCTGGGTGTGGAAGTATAACGATACTAAAAAATGTTGGATACCCATGTTTTTTAACAGATGCAGACGGAAACACAACAAACTATGATGTACCAGGTGGGTCGGTTATAAAATTATATTTTAGACACCATAGAAGACAAGGCTCTCGAAGTTGTGAGGAAAGAACCTGGACTTGGGAACAACAGTTTGTAGCAACAAGAGATTATGCTGATTTAAAAAGATGGTACGATGGAGATAATATAAATATTAATTTAGCTGAGCCTGGAGCTACAGCAGGATGGGATACGGATGAAACTCCTGCTGTTTATAATTCACAATATTTTCCAGTTAGCACACCTCCTGGACTTCCATTTTTTAACAACCCTTACGGTTTTGCAAATAACCTTCCTTGCTCTTGGCAATCAAATTTAGGTTTTTGTCAAGACATTCCAGGCGACCCTTCTTCACCTCTTTATTTTGGTATTAAGAATGGTACTCCAGGATGTAATAGACTTTTTGGTAGTAACAGAAAGTCTTCAGTTGAAGTTGAAATAGTTGTTTTTAGAGCTAATACTTTAATGGTTTTTGAAAGCGAGCCAGACGATGCTAATCCAGAGCTTTACTATGACGCAAGTGAAATGTATGATATTGAGGGAGGTTTTCATATGTCTGGAACAGATGTGGATAATGGAGATCAAAATCAAACAGCTACGCAGGATGCGGTAATTACTTTAAATTTTTCGGATTGCTACACTTTTGGAAATGGAGTAGAAAGTTATAAAATAAAAGACCAGTTAGCCGCTAAAGAGATGCAGCTTGGCGAAAGAACTTTAGCTGTTTCTAATCAAGACTATAAAGAGTCTGATAGATTTGAAGGCTTAACATATAGCGGTATATTTAGCAGTAATTCTGGAACTAACAACTTAAACGAATTTAATTTAGGGCTTGTTAATTTTAAAGATTGTGAAACATCTTTTGGGCCGATACAGGTATTGCACGCAAGAAAAACAGATATACTAACTCTTCAAGAGGATAGAATTAGTTATGTGTATGCTGGTAAAAATATTTTAACTGATGCTGTTGGAGGAGGTGTTGTAACCTCTGTTCCTCAAGTTTTAGGAGAGCAAGTTGCTCGTATAGAAGAGTTTGGAATAAGTTTTAATCCAGAAAGTTTTGTTGCATACGGTTATGATATGTACTTTACTGATACTAAACGAGGAGCTGTTATACAGCTCAGTGGCTCAAATCCAGAAAGCGATAGATTAAATGTTATTTCCGATACAGGTATGAGATCTTGGTTTAGAGATAGGTTTTTTGAAAACTTAAATACTCAAAAATTAGGAGGATACGACCCTTACATGGATGAATATGTTTTAGGAATGAACACAATACCAGTTCCTATACCTCCTGTTGTAATAAGCTGTGGAACTCAAATTAACAGAGGGCTATTACCTACTGGAGAATCTATTGTAGCTACAGTTGATTTTGGTCAAGTTATAGGGGATGTTGTATTTCCTTACACTATATCTAATGGTTCTATTACTATTAGTGTTTTATGGAACGGAACAACAACAACAAGCGGTACGCTAACAGGCTCTGGAAACTTTACTTGGTCAAAAGGATTAAATACACCAACAAATGCGGTAGTTACTATTACTGCTGTTTCAAGTGCATCTTTCTTTACAACACTATCTTGTCCAACAGAACAAAATATCACTGTAGTAAAAGTCGTGATGAACTCTTCTCAAGAATCTGGAAAATTTATTCACGCTGAATATTTTTGGGATGACGGCAGTAATATAAGCCCTGTAGATAGTGACCAAGTTGAATTTGCAAGTAATCCATTAGTAGCTTCTTTTTATGACACTCAAGTTGGCGTTAGGTCTTTAGGTGTTTTCCCTTATGATGGTGTAGATGTTACGTTAAGGTCTAATAAGATAAACTTTGACGACTATGATTGGGGTTATCCAGATGATAATTTTAAATATTTATCTTCAAACACTCTGTACGAAAACAATCAAACAGACATTGCGGCTTTATTGACTGCTGCGACTACAATACCAAATAGTAGTGTAACAAGTCCATCGGCTGATTTATATCAAGCTACTGTGGCTAATTTGTCTTTACCAACCAATAATCAGTATTTATATTTAATATATGACTACAGAAAAACTTCTTGTCAGCAATTTTGTTATGACGCAACTAGCGCTGAAGATGCTTGCTGTGAGTGTGATATTAATTGCGTGGCTTTTCCATGTAGCTTGGTTCAGTTTACTACAAGTGTTATATGTGACCAACCATTAAGTCAAACGTATTATCATACTGGGTCTGGCACTTATCCAGCTGTAGGAGATTTTTGTTATTCATCTAGTACTTGCCAGAGCAGTCAAGCTGTTCCTTTAGAGGCTGGGTATTATAAGTCAGAATCTGATAAATATATTAGATGTGCATCAAACGGAATAGTAACAGAATTAGTAACTTGCACTTAAAATTAAATTTATGGCACAATTAGGAACATATTGTTTTGATGGAGATACATTTGCTCAAGCTTATGCTTTATATACTGACAATGCTTTAACCAACTTAGCTCCAGACGGATTTTACGCTCAAGGACAGATAGTTAGACAGCAATTAAATGGTATATTGTTAAATGCTCAACCTTGCAGCGCTTGTCTAGTTCCATGTGGTGAGGGCGTAGCGGCATCAATTAGCGACCAGAATGGTTTATTTACAGTTGATATTGACGTTGCTAATAGTACTGGAGCAATAATTTTATACTTTTATATGGGAGCTTCTATTCCAGACGGTGTGGATGTTATTTGGAACTCAACACATTACAACAGATTAACTTGCGCTGGTAATAATGGGTCTACATTAATAGATGGAGCTGGCAATAATGTTGATTATGCAGGTATAAATAATCAAGGCACAGGATTGCCTACATACGTTGGAAATTCAAATAATAACTTACTAGCTGATAGCCCTTACAATACCACTGCAACTTGCCCTACAGCTGGTGGTGCGCCAGAAAATTATACTTATATTTCTGGTAGTTATGTTGCTCAAGGGACAACTACTAATGTAACTGTAGTAAGTAACCAAATAGGATATGCTGCTACCGGAAGCCCAGTTTTTACCGCTGTAATTCCTAAAGGGTCAGCTACACCAACTACACTAAGGTTAGATATTTATGCTCCCATGTGTGGTACTGCTTTTCGGTATGAAGTTGACTGCCCTATAACACTACCCACATTTACAGCTAGTGTTGCACAAGCAGGGATTGGTTGTTCTAACGCAACAGTAGATTATTATTTTGCTAGAAACGCAACAGGTAGTACTTTACCTTTTACTCAAGATACAAACGAAAGACCAGTTGTTGGTAACTTTGTTTTTACTACAAGCGATGGGTCTACTTATTTAAACGACACAAACGTAATAGCGTATTATAATATGGACAACAATCAAGTTATAGGTGTTAGGAATGGTGTAGTAATTAGCATTCAAGCTTGTGATCCAACTTAAAAAATAAATTATGCCAGAAGTATATACATTATCATATAATAAAGATTCATCAGCGATACTTGATAGACAAGGTACTGGTGGTTGGCCTTCATTCTATTCTTATTATCCAGAGTTTATGATAGGCATGAATAGTTATTTTTACAGTTTTAGCGGTGGCAACCTTTATAGACACAATACTAATTCTCAAAGAAATGTATATTACGGTGTTTTTTCTCCGTCTACAATTACAAGCGCTTTCAACCCAGAGCCAACATTAAGTATTAAGTTATTTAAAACTTTATCTTACGAATCCAATACAACAGTCCCAGACACCGAGCAGGCAAGATGGGCTTGTACGGAGTTGTTTACAGATATTACGGACGGAACGCCAGGAGGTATGTTAGAAACTTATTTTGTACAAAAAGAAGGTGAATGGTTTAGTTTCTTAAGAACAAATGCAGGACAAACAAACTGGTTAATGAGGTCAGCAAATGGTTTAGGTTCTACAAATTCATTTACTGTTCAAGGTACTACCACAACTATAAACTTTTCAGTACCTGTAGGGTCTATAATATCTATAGGTGACTTTGTTTATTTTGTTGAATTAACAGGCACGCCTCCGGTAGCAACTGGAGATCCTCAGCTAGCAGGAGTTGTTACAGGATTAACAAGTACTAGCGTTATAATTGACAATTCAACAGGAACTACGCCTCCAGGGACAGGAGCATTTTTTATGTACATAAAAGACTCTATGGCTGAGTCCCATGGAGCAAGAGGTTACTTCTTACAATTTAAGTTAGAAAACGACTCAAGAGATCCAGTAGAGCTATTTTCTGTCGGTAGTAGTGTGATGAAAAGTTATCCATAGATTTTTATTATCTTTGCTTTAAATGGAATTAAATATACAGCCTTTAAAAGTAACGGATTATGATGCTATTTTAGTCGACTGGTGGAATGACTGGAGGTGGACTCCTCCGGCAAAAGATTTTTTACCAGAAAACGGAACTGGTGGGTATATGGTTTATGACGGAAAGATACCTATTTGTGCAGGTTTTATGTACACAACTAATTCTACGGCTGTATGGTGCGATTGGATAATATCAAATATTCACTATAAAGATAGGGATAACAGAAAAAAAGCTTTAGCTTTATTGGTACAAACTATTACCGACCAAGCTAAAAATTTAAATAAAAAATATGTATACGCTTTAATAAAAAACAAACCTCTTATAAATGTTTACAAGAAGGTGGGTTATAAGGAAGCGTCTACTTACTCAACAGAAATGATTAAAAAATTATAATATGGCAGTTACAACAGCAGCAGTAGTGGGAGTAGCTTCTTCCGCGGCAGGAACAATAGGGTCTTTTAGTCAAGCGTCTAAGCAAGCAGATATGGCTGCTAAAGCTCAAAGAGAATCTGAAAGAGCTATGGCGGCAGCTAGAAAAAAAGCAGAAAAAGATTTTTATGCTGGATTAAACGTTTCTAGAGAAGCTTATCAATTTGCTAAGGACACAAACTTAGCTACTCAAAATCAGAACATACAGGCTCTTCAAGAAGGTGACCCTAGAAATTTAGCGGCCGGTATAGGTCTTGTGCAACAAGAAGCCGACGCAAACACAGAGAAAACTAGGCTTACAATGCAGAAGGATTTAGAGAAAAATGCAAAAATGAAAGCCGACGCTAAAGATGCTATAAATCAAGATTTAAAAGCAATGGATTTAGGTTACGCTAAAGATCAAGAGTTAATAGCGAAAGAGTCAGCACAAAACGCTGCCAAAGCTAGGATGGAAGGTTTTCAAGGCGTAGCTGACACCGCTTTAGGTGTAGCTAATTTAGCTCCTTTATTTGGTAATAATCAAACTGATGCGGATAAAGCATACCTAGACAGAATGAGTAATTCTACAGTTTAAAAAAAAATTATGGCAAACGAATTTAGCAGAACCCAAACCGTATCTGACTACCAGATATATCAAGGAAGAGAAAATACCCAGGTTAACTGGAATCAAATGTCGAGAGGCATAAATCAAACTTTTAATAAAATAGCTGAAGATAGAGAGGCTAGAAAGAAGGAGATTGATGATGAAACAGACGCGGTATTAAACCAACTTGAAAAAGCAGATGCATATAACTCCCAAACCATGGGGGATACTGTGGCTATGCTTGCAAATCAAATGAGAGAGCAGGTAACCACACTGAATGGTATCGTTAAGCGAGGAGGTATGAGGCCTAATGAATTTTTAAAATTTATTCAAAAAGCAAAAGACAATATTGCTAACTGGGGTATCGCTGCTAAAGATTGGGATAGCGCTTATAAAGTAGCTGAGGACAGGCAAAAACTAGGAGAAGACGGAGTTAAAATAGCATCTGGTGTTGAAACATTTACAAAAAAACAACTTCAAGCTTTTGGTAATTTAAATAACATGGTTCCTTGGGTTTCACCAAAGGGTAATGTTTATCAAGTAAGAATGATTGAGGATGAAAATGGCAATCAAATTATGCCAGATTACGAAACTCATCCAGAGAATTACTTACCATTTAGTAGTGTTAATGAAAGATTGAACTACATGGACGATGGTAATAAATACGATACCAAAACTTTAATAGCTAACAATGTAGATAAAATAGGTACGTTCATTACATCTTATGCAGAGGGATACGAAACACTTGAGGGTGGTGGCGCTGTAGTAACTACAGAAGGCGCAAGACAAATGAATGCTTTACTTAAAGACGAGGATGGTGAGGCTTACAAAGCTTTTGATAAATTAAGAGAGGGTATTGTAAATGAAGTGGTGTTAACCACTTTAAACGAATCTGGTGAAAGCGATATACCAAATGTTGCAAACATATTAATACAGCATGGAATTGGAGAATTTGAACTAGCTCAAAGCGAAGAGCAGTTTAGAGAAATGTATCCAGGTAGAAGCTTGGATAAAATGATAAAAGTAGATTACACAACTGCTCCTCCAACATTTACTTATACAGAAGAAATGATTGAGGCGGCTCAAGACCATGTTAGATTACAGGTTGAAAGCCAGGTTGGTTATAAGAGAACTCGAACTGAAGGTAAGAGTGGTCAACAAGAAAGCCAAGCAACAACTGGAAACAGAGAGAAAATAGTAAAAGTAGGAGGTTTCGCTGCGCAAATTGCAGACGCTCTTACTGCTGATCCAGCAAATGCTGATGCTATTGTAAGAGGATTGATAACGGATATTAATCAAACTAATGCAAATACAGAGTTGGCTGAGATAGTAGACTACAGAATTGATGATGATGAAATTACATTCTTTAGAGAAGGTGATAAACCTATCACGCTTCCTAGAAGAAGTATAACTGGCGAAATAGATGATTTAGCTACTCCAGACAAAAATGAAGCTTATACTGATGTTGATTTAATAAACGAAATAACAGGTGTTTATAAATCTTTAACTGGAGAGAAAGGTGTTAACAGAACTCAAATAGAAGAAGGTTTAGCAGAAGTTGATTATAACTTAGGTGACAAAGATAAGCGTCGTGGAACTCTTCAAGGAGGAACACCTAGAGAAGCATTTGGATTAATTACTGAAACCGACAATATAAATAAAAAAGGTGACACTGTTAAGTCATTAGTAGTAGATGAGTTTGACGGATGGCTTGACGGAGAAGGTAATACTGGTGGTATAATTGACTGGTTATCCGGAGATTCTAGTTCAATGAGATCTATTAATGATGTTGTTATGAAAGCTATTAAGCCAGCCGTTAAAAGGAATATTGCTAACAATGACGAGTTAGCTAATGTAAGCACTTCTTTGATTGAGGATGAAAAAGCAGACCAAGCTCTTGAAGCGTGGAAGCAAACAGAATATGGTAAAAAATTCATGGCAGAGAATCCTAACTTCTTAGACGGTAGAGATAGTGAAGAAGAAGTAGTTATGATAAGAGGAGCTGGTGTCGCAGTTCCTATACTGTTAGACCAAAGTATGTCTACTGGACAGATTTCTGAATTAATAACTCGAGCAGTAAATGATATGACTCAAGCAGTAAATGCAGAGAGAGCTAAAACAGATAACAGAAGAGCTAAATCAACAAAAAAACTGTCAGTAAATGAGATTCAAGCAAAAAATAGCTATAATAAATATCTTACAGATAAGGGATTAACGGATTCTCGTAGAAACCAGATGGCTTATAAAAAGTTTATTATAGATAAGTGGAATGCTCAATAAATATAGTATATGTTTGAAATAGAAGATTTATTTGAATTAGACCTTTTGCAAGAGGGGTTATTTAACTCTGGTAGTGAGTTTAAAGAATTTGTTTCCGGTGCTGATGACGAAACTATTTATGGTTTGGTTAAAGAAGGGGTGTTTGAATCTTTAGAAGATTTTCAAAGCCAGGTTAATTTAAAAAAAAAAGAAGAGGAATTACCTGGTACTGGGGACGAGGGCGATACGGATGCAGATACTACAACGCCTTCGGTGGGGGATGGATCTTCGGATACTTCACCAGTAACTCCAGAAAGTAATCTTCTAAATAGAACTGTTCAAGATGTAAATCCAGAGGATGTTCCGACTGAAGAGGTTGAGGAAGTGGTGGTTGAGCAGGAGGATGTTATCCCTCCGGTTGTTGAGCAGGAAGAACAAACCGTAGTTCAAGGAGCGGACGAATTAACATTAACTCCAGAAGAAGCACAAGCAAGACTAGATAATTTACTTCAAGCAGGTGATGATGTTACTGTATCTACCTCTATTACAGATGGTAAAGAAGAGAGTGGAGAAGATGAAACTTGGCTAGAAGAAAGCTGGCTCGGTCAAGCCCTGGACTGGGCTTTTGACGATGTGCCTATCCTTGGTGTTTTAAGTGCTGATTTTTGGGGAGATATGTATAGAGCTATTGGTAATGGATTTACCAAAGGGCAATCTGTAGATGAAGCTATTGAATTATTCGCTAAAGGCAAAAACATATCAGACTCTGATTTACAAGAATACATACAGGCTGTAAAGAGAAGTGATGGTGTTGCTATGTCTGACGAAATGAAAAGCTTTCAAAAGATATACGAAGATAATGGTGGTGGTTTCTTAGGATTTATATTAGGCTTTGGTTCTAACCTTTCTATTGCTCCAGAATTATTAATTGATTCTTTTTCATCTATGCTTAATCCTGCGTCAGTTGCGGCTGCCGGAGTAGGAGCAGGTACAGGTGCTGCGACAGGTGCTGCTTTAACAGCGGTGTCTGGGCCAGGTGCTTTATTTGGAGCAGGAGCAGGAGCGGTTGGTGGCGCATTTGGTGGTGCGTCTTTAGCGTTAGAGTTCGGTATGTCTTATACTGAATTTATGAAAGAAGAAGTTGAGTCAAAGGGTGGTAAGTTTGATGCAGAAGGTATAAGGCTTGTTCTTGAAGATCCAGAAGCGTTGCAAAGAATAAGAAACAAGGCAGCAACTAGAGGTATTGCTATCGGTATGATTGACGCAATAACAGCTGGTGTGGCAGGTAAAGTGGTAGGTACTACCGGTAAAGTAATAGCTAAAGGAACTGCCAAGCAGTTAGCTAAAGCTGGTAAAGGAGCTGTAACTAAAAACGCTGTTCAAAAAGGAGTTGAGGTTGCGGCTAGATACGGAAAAAGAATAGCTCCAGTAGCCAGTGGTTTAGGTGTTGAGATTGGTGGGGGTAGTCTTGGTGAAGCAACCGCAAGAGCTTTAGCTGGACAGGAAATGGATATTGCTGAAATAGGTTTAGAAGGGTTTGCTGGAGCTGGTTCAGCTCCGATAACTTTAGCGCGTGGTGCATTCATTACACCACAATACAGACTTGGTAAAGACTTTGTTACTAAAGATTATATATTAGCGACTATTGGTACAGCTACGCCACAGCAAATAGCAGATATGGATATAGATATAACCAATGATCCAGATTTAAAAGCAGTTGTTACTGATATAAAAGCAGAATCTCAATTTGCTTTAGAGATAGAAAAAACCTATCCTATGATACCAGATGGTGAGGCTAAGAGTGAAATAATTAAACTGCAAATAGAAAGAAGTAAATTACCGGATACTGCCTCTGAAACAACAAAGCTTAGAAAAAGACAGATAGACCAAAGGATAGCAGAAATCGTAGATGACTATAGCCAAGTCATGACAGAGGAGGTTAGAGTAGAGCAGGATGGAAATACCTTTAGCGAAGTTATTACTGTAACAAAAGGTGATGCTAAAAAACAACTCGCTAAAGATGGTATTGAAGACCCTACTCAACGTCAAATAAGTGATATGCAAAAAGCTCTCATGGAGAGAGAAAAATCTAGAGATAGATCAGCAGAAAAAGCTTTAGCCGACGCTGAAGCAGAAGCGCAAGCGCAAGCTGAAGCATTAGTGACTGACCAGGAGGTAATGGATAGATTAAATGAAACAGGGACGGTTTATACAGACCAAGAGTTTAGTAATGTAAAAAAAATATTAATTAAAGAGAAAAAAGATGCCATTCAAAAGTCAAGCACAGAGGGCGTGGATGTACAAGAATCTTCCAGAGATGGCGAAGGAGTGGGAGAAGGTAACATCCAACAAGAGGCTACCCAAGAGGGTAACCAAGAAGCTCAAACCAAAGAAACAAAGAAAATTGCCGAGAAGGAGAAAGCGGAAGTAGTTGAAACTAAAAGGGTTGAAGATTACGATGTTATTTTAAAGGAAGAAACATTTACTATAACTGATGAATTTGGTGCTAAAAGCGTAATAACAGTAGAAACAAATTTAGATGGTTCTTTAAGAAAAGC